CACCCTCATTGAGAACTCCTAGCGTGTATTCTGCTACGAGTTGTTGTTTATTAGCCTGATCGCCTGCAACGGCTAGATCGTTGGTCTCAAACGGTCTCAGATATGCTACTTCTGCATATTCTGGGTCCAGTACAAGAGCCACATCATCTGCCGAGTTTCCAGAGAGCATAAATCGATTCGGAACAACGGATATCGTTCCAAAATCCGACATATACACATCTGCCGCCCCTACAATCGTGGTAGGTTGATCGGCAGGAGCCATATACCTCTGAGCCGCAATTCCTGCAAATGCCGAAACAGTTTGCTTATGCGCAGGCGTAACCATCAAAATCGATGGGTCTCCACCGGACTCATAAACCTGTTTCACAACGGACTTTAACAATGTCTCTGTAAAGGCTCTTTCTGCTCCATCTACAGTTCCATCTACCCGTGCAGTTGTACCGAGGTTTCCTGCGGTTCCTGCACTGGCAAATTCGCCATTGGTATTAATCCATGTCTGCAACCCACCGAGTGTTCTGGCAGCGGCCGCACTACCTGCATCTGCTACCTGGTTACTCAATAAAATCGCCTCCATATCGCGCTTAATTTCCTTGCTGGCTTTAGCTAGCTGGTAAGCCTGCTCGCTTTTGCGGCCTGCCTTATCTACTGCCTCAAGAGTCCTTGATACAGAAATAGTCTTCTGCGAGATTTGGCATCGATTCGATAAACGAGTTGTTGCAGAAAGTGTAGCTGTAGAAGCATCTGCGCCTTCAATTGCTGCGTTGCTTACATTTACAGAAGCCAAACTATCTGTTTGCCACTCGTGCGTTGTGTTTGTTGCTGTACCTTGACCAACGGAGTTGAGAAAAGGGGTATCGGTGGGTGAAATACTGTAGATGAGGTCTTGTAAGTCCTCTCTAGCGCCTACAGCACTATGGTTTGTAAATACTGCCATGATAATCTCCTAAATCATCTGTTCAAATAACCGGGCCGCATCAGCGACTTTTCCGGTTCGCTTTAACTTGTTTTTTAGCCGTTTGGTTTTCTCAGATTGAATGGAGTCGGATTTGGCAACACCTGCTTTCATCATCTTGGGAGCCTCTTTTACTTTCTTTTGTACATCCGGTTTTGCTGCCATCAACTTATCGTACTGGCTTGCTTTCCAGATCGTAATAAAATCACTGGCATCTAATACCCGATTTAACTTTTGCTCCGTATGACCATCGGCCATTGCACTTTTCCACATCTCTTTTTTCAATTCTGCCGCCTTTTCTTCATTTTGAAGATCAGGGATTCGCTCGTGCAAAATCTGTCTTTGCACTTCCAGATGTTTTTCTAAATTGCGTTGATTCTCCGCTTGTTGCTCCTGAGCAAGGCGTTGTCTTTCTGCCTGAAAAGTCTGGATTTGTTTATCGCGCTCCTGGCGTTCTGCTACCTTTACGGCATACTGCAAGGGGTCTGATTCTTTTAAATGATCGATGTTTTCTGCCTGGTTTTGTTGAGTCAAGTGCTGCTCAATCAATTGCAATCTTTGGGCATAGGTATCTCGTACCCGTTGCGCATCTTCAATCTTTTTACGCTCGCTTTCTAAATTGCTTTTAATCTCATCTACACCTTTTCTCTCATGTGCCAGACTTTCTTGTTTTTTGCGAACATCGCGCTCTAGTTGATACGATTTAATCAACTCATCGAGGGTAACTTCAACTTCCTCTCCACTTGCCTTTACTCGGTAAGTCGGAGTCTCTTCTTCAAGTGCCTCTTCTTCTTGATTTTCCTCTTCTTCAACTACTGCTTCGGCTTGCGCCTCTGGCTCAACGTTTTCTTCTTCTTTTGGCTCGGCTTTCGGTTGATCAGGTGATGCCTCTTGCTTTTCCATAAGATTTAAAAACGCATTTGCCGCTTGATTCACATCCATCGATTGTGGGGACTCATGCCCTTCCTGGGTAACGGTCTCACTCATCTACACCTCCTTAAAATATTTTCCATCTTTTTTCTTCCATCTTGTCTGCTACTGCAATACATTCAAAATGGGCGTAAATCTGATCGATTGCGCGTATCATGCGAAACGCTTGTTCTCTCGCATCGATATCCTCTATAGAGGAATGCACAATCGTTTGTATATAGTTTTGTTTTAGCTTTTCAATCTCTTCTTTGAAAAACTCATTTTCCAGTAGCCTTTTGGCTTTTTCTTCAATTCGCAAAGTTTAGGTTCCTACCCCGAATTGATTTACTACGTCTGTTCGTGCATCTCCACTAGATACAAAACCATTGCTTTCATCTTCTCCGGTATCAAACAAACCTCGCATGTAAATAGGGACTTGCGCAAACTGTGCAGGGATTCCAAACTCAAAACCACTAGGTAGCATATCTGTATACCCTCCCACTCCACTCCTAAAGGTAGGAGTCTGTCCGAGGTTATATAGTTGTGCTACGTTATCATTTGCTCCGAAAAAGCCTGTAGGAATGTTTGTAGGCAAAAAGTCCGAACCTGGTGTTATTTGGCGTAGTTGAAACTGCGTTGGATAACTTGCTACTTCTGCCGCTTCTACCGGCATGGCTTGATTTCCTACAAATACTGCATCATCCATTTCGTATTGGGTATCGATTCCTTGTGCCTCCGGAGAGTTTGCAATATTGGCAAGAAGAGTATCTAGCGGAACCCCAGACTGAGCCTCCGATAGATAATAGGCCATACCCACATCAGGGGCCAATGCTCTGCCTAATTCCTTTTGCGCTTGTTGCTGAATTAAATACTCAGGAGAACTCATCAACGTATTCACAATGTCATCACTAGACATACCACTAAAAGAAGCAAGTCCCGTAGGGTCTGCGTCTCTCATAAGGAGTTCGTTATATAACTGATTGATAATATCTTCGTTCATGCCTTTATCCTACGTTTGGGATTTCTGTATTGGTTGTTGTGCCTGCCGCTAACTTACTTGCTTTTAATTGCGCCTCAGCTACAAACTCTTGTTTTTTCAACTCCAACTCTGCCGCAGCCTCTTCTCTGGCAAGTTGAATATCTGCCATTGCTTTTTCTCTCTTAAGTTGAATCTCTGCTTCTGCCTTTTTCCTATTAATTTCAATTTGTGCCTGAGCCTGGGCGATTGCCGCCTGAATAGCCGGGTCAGACTTCTGGGGTGAAGGTTGGCTCAAAGCCTGATCGACCTCTGGCGGCACCTCGCGGAAAAATGCCCTCGTATCTTTAAATCCTGCCGCCTCAATAAACTTTCCTAATGTCTCTCTATATTGACCAACACTTACTAATGGATTGCCAGGACCATACATCTTTATGATCTCTTCTTGTTTAGCCATAATCATCTGTAGCATTGCCATTTGTTGTTGCTGATCTCCTGTACCCAGTCCAACATTTATGGTTACGTCATACTGATGATCCCACTGTCTGGGGTCCATCTGAATGTACTTTCCTCTCATGCGTATGGTTTTGGGTTTGTCCTGATACTTACAAACGAGTTGTAAAATCCCCTTCATTAAGGACTTCACTCCGGTTTCCGCAAAAATTCTGGCAATCAACTCAATTTTTCCACTTGCAGCCGATTTACTTGCCGCAATCGCTGCCGCTGTAACGTTTTGCAATAAATCCGGAGATAATCCATGCATGGCATCACTAATTCCGGTTCTCTTTCCGTGGACCTGATCTAAGTACTCCAACATCGGAAATGCTTGTGAGCCTACGTTTTGTACACTCATCGGAACAATGGCATTGGGGGATTTCATCCTCACAATACCGCCTGCCTGCACATTTAAAAGATCGTCTAAATTGACCTGCCCTTCTACTGCTCCGACTCTTGGACTAATAGATAAATACAACCCATCTAGCATCGAGCGAGTAATCGCAGTTTTTTGCTCTTGAATATCTGAGCATCTGTCTGCTAAAGACTGCCCATAAAACTTATGCGGTATGGGAAACGGGCAAACACTATGAAACGGAATATAATCGGTCTCACTGATATCAAGGAGTTCTTCTCCTGCATAGACTGCGCGAATGAGTTGGGCAATCCCAGACTCATCAACATCGGCTCGCAAGTAACACTCATAGACTTCAATCTCTTGCATCGCAAGGTCATCAGAGTCCATATCCGTTGGCTGCTCACCTTGCGCATACCTTGCAACTCTTTCAGGCGTATATGCCAAAGAATCATAAGCCGGAAGTCCTGCTACCACCTCTGCATCAAAACCGAGAGCCACTAAGTCTGATCTTGTCATCAACCGCCTATGCGCACAAAAAGGAGAGGAGTCGATATCTCTTGCCTTTTTACTAATCAAAAACTCTTCTGGCGGCAGATTTTCTACACAAATTTTGCCAACCGAGTTTTTCTTTCGAATCCTGACACTGTGAGAACGAATCACAAGTTCATTGCCCAGTTCGTCCATCTGCATAGATTCTTGCGTATCTTGCTCAATGATTTCTCTGGAGCCATCTGCAAGGAGCATCGTCAACTCATCATCTGTAAGATTCTGATACTCTTCTTTGACTACATCGATTTTGGTTTCATAATACGCTTTTACAATGCCTGTTTTTTGCAACAAAGCATCTTTAAACATATTGTGTAATATCTGAAAGCCATCGTTTTCTACATGGAAAATGTGATTGACATACTCTGTAGCTTGCGCGGCATATTGCTCACCCATAGGGTTTTTGGCTTCAAAGCGCACCACATCATCACTTGCTGTAAATACGCGCATCAACTGCGGTAGTGCCCCATCTACTGCCTCGGCAACCTCTCCGGTTACAATCTGGCTTCTGCCTTCTTGCTCGTTCCCATAAGGCTCTCTGAGGTATGCTTTTAGGGCCGCTCTTCTCTCAGATGTCGTATCACTCTCAATATAGCCGAGAGCATTATCAATCTCATTTCGAATTGCGTTTTTTAACTGGTTTTTGTTCAATTTTCTTTTCCAATTCGCTAATACGTTGCTCTAAATCTGCAACCTTTTTTCGTAAAACCTCTATACTTTCGCCTTGCTTAAATAGCATCATTTAGATCACCCACTTGTTATTTGCCTTTGGTAAGGCACCCCAGTTTTCATTACTCATTAAATCTACTGCGCCAGATAAATACCGAAACGCATCCGCTGCATGACTACTTGCATCATGTAGTGGAGCCCCAGGCTCACCTGCCGCATTCATTGTCCTTTTATAGCGTTTGAGATGATGGACTAAATCCTTTGCCTCATCTTTATCAAAATACGTCCTAGGAAAGACCATCCTTGCCTTAATGATGCCTTGCTCTACATCGCCTCTACTTAGAACGAACACATCTCTGCCCATCGAGCGCATCATCTCCTCTGTACTTCTGCCGTGTTTAAAATCCCTGTGAGAAGCATCATGCGGGAGATAATCTGTTCCGTAGTTATAATCGAGACTGTCAATCTCTTTTACATAACTCTCTAGCGTTCTATGACTGTCCTCAATATATTTAATAATGCGCACTTCACTTGCTGCAACCTGGCAGAAAATGATCGCCATACTGTCGTTCCATCCGAGGTCCCAACAAGTATGCACCTTTAATGCAGGGTCATACGGAACGGTTCGGATTCTTTTTTCTTCAATAGCTTGCGTTATTTCTGTATGAAAGATTGCCCCTTCTACAGTAGGCCGACACTTTCCCTCCCAGATGGTCTCATAACTTCCTGGGTCTCGTTTTTTCCAGTCGATTCGCTCTTTTTCTAGCGTATCTGGAAAAAAGGGATTGTCATTATAATTAATCTGGCATACCCAACTATTATCCGGTGCATTGGTTATCCATCGATCATAGGTAACATCAGACTCTAGTTCTGGGTTAAATGTTATCCAGATTTCGGAACACTCTTTTCGTATCGTTGGAATTAATATGTCCCAACTGCGCTTACTGATATTCGCACTTTCCTCACACCAACAAATATCAACACCTTCGTAACTTTTGATGTTTGCTACGCCTTGCTGTCGTATCCCGATAAAATTGATCTCCGAGCCATTTTTTCCTAGGATTTTTTGCTCCTGCACATCGAACAAATGA